ACTCGCATCTATTGATTCATTTATCGGAGCACCCCAAGTGTGGCTGTCTGTGGTCAATGGGAATCACGACCAAGTTCAACGATTCCAAGAGACCCGAGCAGATGATGGCCACGCTACTGAAGCAGCCATCGCCGTCGCAGAAGCCATCGCAGTAAACCCAGAACGGTACGGACATGTCAAAATCTATGTTCCCGATGTCGACCAGGATCACCTGGTTGTTGACTTCAACGGTACCGTCATGGTCCTGGCACATGGCCACCAGTGGTCACGCGGTAAGTCGATGGATTGGTGGGCGGGTCAATCATTCAATCTCCAAGCGGCGCAGGCGGGTCATATCCTCGTACACGGCCACGAGCACGAGTTCAGCATCAAGTCGAAACGCGACCGTCTAGTGCTCTGTACCCCAACGATGGAATCCGAATCGACCTGGTGGAAACACAAGACCGGTGACATGTCCAAGCGTGGAGCCATCCTGATGTTCACCCGACCAGGTGGTGAGTTCACTGGACTCGAGGTGATCTAATGCCAGCGAAGGATAGGTCAGACCTACAAACCCAAGAGTGGAAACGCATCCGCAAGTTCATCCTCGAACGCGATGCTCACACTTGCGCTTACTGTGGGGGTGAGGCAGACACCGTTGACCACATCGTGCCCCACTCCCAGGGGGGTAGCCAAGACCCAGGCAACCTGCTCGCCTGCTGTCGACGATGTAACTCAAGCAAAGCAGACCGCATCAACAAGCGACTCAACTGGAGCAATCCCCGGTGGGGGGTGGTCATCCCATGACAAACAACAACAACAGTGGCACGCATCCCCGCGCAATCGCTCAAAGCGTTTTTTTTAGAAACGCGCTGAACAACCGCCCCCTAACTGGCATTTTTATCCCCGAAACTTCCAACATTCAAGGAGAGCCCGCATGAACTTCACCGAATCGGTTGAGGACTTCCTCGCAACTGCTGACTGGTTGACCGCATCGCACGCACCATCGGTCGCTGCGCTCAAGGCGTTGGCCATCGAACTCGACAAAGAGGTGACTGCCGCACTGGTGGCGCAGTTCGGTGTTCTCCACCGGTCACTTCTCAAGGAGCGACCGCGCGTTGAGTCTGATGTTGATCCGTTGGCGGAACTGTTGCGCCGATGACCTTCAACCCGGCACGCCACACGCCACCACTGACCGAGGACTTCGAGGCAGACATCGACCGATACCTGCCCGCGTTCGAGTATGCCTGGACTATCTCGAATGGGAAGGACTTCAAGTTCGATGATTGGCAGAAGGAGTTGCTACGCCGGGTGACGGAGTTGTTGCCGTCGGGTGAGTTGCGTTGGCGTTCGTGTCTCATCTCTTGCCCGAGGCAGGTGGGTAAGACCGAAGTCATCTCGGCCATCGGACTCTGGGCACTGCTGCGCAAACCGAACCAGTTCAACATCGGTATCGCATCGCAAGCCGACCAGGCGCGTATCTTGTATGACCGACTTCAGCGGATCATCGCATCGAACCCGACCCTCAAGGGCATGATGACGAAACTGACGGACACTCGCGGTCTGAAAACAACCGAGGGCACTCGGTATGAGATTCGAGCGGCGAAGGCTTCGACCCTTCAGGGTATCCCTATCAGTGTTGGCATCGTGGATGAGGTTCACTTGGTCGATGATGCCGCCTATTCCGCTTTAGTCGCGGGCCAGGGCGCGAGACCCGACTCGATGCTGGTGGGCATCACTACGGCAGGAAACGAGGACTCGGAACTGCTGGCCAGACTCTACGCGAACGCCGACAAAGCGATCGCGGGTGAACTTGACCGGTTCGGTGCGTGGATATGGGAAGCCTCTGAAGCGTATGTGCCGAAGGATGATGATGAACTGATGCGGTTACTCATCGAGGCGAACCCGGCACTCCAGGAAGGCCGCATCGACCCGAAACTGGTGCTCGCCGATGCCCGCTCTCTGCCCGACGATGACATCATCCGCTACCGACTGAACCGGTTCATCAAGTCCAGCGCAAACACCTTTATTCCGTTCTCGATGTGGCAAAAGAACGAGCGCAAGATTGACGATGTATTCCCTAATGGTCAGGTGGTGTTCGCGGTGGACCGTACTCCAGGGTGGGAGCATGCGACGGTGGCCGCCGCCATTCTGGTCGACGGTATTTTGTATACAGAACTGGTGATGTCGTTGACGAAGCCGACTCTGGAAAAACTCGTCAATGTGTGTCTCCAGTTACACCGGCACTCGCCCAGGGCGATTGTGATGGATGGGTTGATGTTGCGCGATCTACACAAGGAACTTGAGATGCGTGGTGTGGTGTCGCAGATTATGACGATGGGTGATATCGTGACCGCCTCATCGACCTTCTACGCTCGTCTGGCGCGCGAAACGCTCAAGCATGCTCCAGACCCGCTGTTGTCTGTTCAGATTCCCAGAACGGTGCGCAAGAGCGTTCAGAACGGTTTCATGGTGTCTCGTCGTGACTCGAGTGTTGAGATTGATGCGGTAGTTGCGACTGTGTTGGCTTGTCACGCAGCCGAAACGCTGAAGCCGATAGCAACACGCACGATTGTTGTGTGACATGCTAAAATCGGTTCTCTATGGAAAACGAGAACCTCAACGGCTACCCCATCCCACCAGTTGACCCGATGGACATGCTCCAGTGTGATTCTTGCCAGTAAGGCACAAAATGTACAAAATGCGACACGCCACGCAATAATCTTGCGCGGTGTGGTACGATTGTTGCGATGGCAAGCCTACTTGACTTCCTGAACCCGCTTCGCGCAATCGATACGGTGCGTTCAGTCGCGCAAGATTACTCCTTCGAGATTCAGCACCGGTCGGCCGTTGTGCCACCGCCGCGCTCTGGATCGTCAGGGGTATCCACCACTGATGCCCTGGGTATCGCAGGTGTTTATCGCGGTGTGTCGATTCTGTCGAACGCCATCAAGCAGATTGGTGTCCACCTCTACCGCGACGATGTCAAACTTGAGTCGACTCCGTTGTGGGTAAAGCAACCCGATGACAAAATCACACGCGCCGAGTTCATGGCGCGAACCGTCACCTCGATGGCAACCGCAGGTAACGCTTACTGGCGTATCTCGCGTAACCAACGAGGCGAGGTTGTCAAACTTGAGGTGTTGAACCCCTTCGACATTCTGATAAACGCAACGGATAGCGGTGAACTCACCGGGTACACCTATCGGGGTACTACCGAATACCAACCGAGTGAGATTCAACACCTCAAGATGCTCTCGGTGCCTGGTAACTTGTACGGACTTGGTCCACTCCAGGCATGCCAACCTGAACTGCGCAACGCGAAGGACACCCGCGACTTCGCATCGAAGTGGTTCTCTGATTCGGGTATGGCGGCGCAGGTTGTTTCGCCGAAGGTGCCTGTGTCACCGGACACGCTCGCGGATATCGCCACATCGTTGCGATCTGCGCAGACTGGTGGTTCGGTTGTTGCTCCGACTGAACTTGCCATCCAGAACTTGTTCTTGAACCCACATGATGCGCTTTTTGTGGATGTTCAGAACTGGAACACTTCGCAGATTTGTCGCATCCTGGGTATTCCGGCCAACATGATGCTCGCCGAGGCAGGCTCCTCGATGACTTATTCCAATGTCGAGCAGGAGCAAATCGCGTTCACCCGCTACTCGCTCTCGGCGTACTACATCGAGATTGAGCAGGCGATGTCGGCTCTGCTCCCTCGCGGTACCGAGGCACGCATGAACATCGATGCTTTGCTCCGCACCGACACGCTTACCCGCTACCAGGCACACCAGATTGCTATCGCCGCCGGATTCAAGACCATCGATGAAATCCGCCACGACGAAAAACTCGCACCGTTAGGAGCCCCAGTTGGAGAACTTTGAAATCCGTGAGATGGAGTTTCGCGTTACCGATAAGGAGAAGCGCGAAGTAGCCGGTATTGCCGTACCGTATGAGCGCCTGGAGAACGGTGAGATGTTCGCCCGCGACTCCGTAACGCTCGACCCCGAAGCCAAGTTGATGTGGCAACACGACAAGTCGGAACCCATCGGCAAAATCGTTGAAGGCCGTCACACGCCCGAAGGTTTCGAGATTCGCGCCACGATCTCTGACACATCCAGAGGGCGCGACAGTATCGCGTTGCTCGAGGATGGAGTCATCAACCGATTCTCGGTCGGATTCTTGATGCGCGACTCAAAGACTGATGACCAGCGCAACCGCATCGTCACCGATGCCTATGTGCGCGAGGTCTCGCTAGTTTCGTTCCCCTGGTATGAGGGAGCGACTGTCACGGAAGTTCGTGACGAACCGGAGCAGGATGTACCTGCCTCGGCTGAACAAAAAGGAGAAATCATGGATGAAATCCGTGACCTGACTCCCGAACTCGCCGAGGTTCGTGAGCGCATTGAAATGGTCGAGCGAGAGATCGCCGACTTCGGCAAGGATGAAGCACCCGCAGCACCGCAGTACCGTTCCGCTGGTGACTTCCTCAAGGCTCTCGTCTCTGGCGAGGACAACGCAGTACGCGCCTACACTGGCGCAACCACCGCAGAATCGGTCACCACTCCGGTTGACTTCGACCTCATCCGTCTGGTTGAAGCCGCTAACCCGCTCGGAGCAGTTTTCGGCCGTGGCGTTACCCCCGCAGAAGGTATGACGATTACCTTCGCAAAGGTTGACTCCATCACCGACGGCACCGGCGTTCAGTCGGCTGAAGGCGATGACCTCGGCTACTACGAACTGAACATCGGCACGGACAGTGAGCCGATTTCAACGCTCGGATCCTATTCCGAAATCTCGAAGCAGGCCATCCTGCGCTCGAGCGTTGACTACCTCAACTCGGTTCTCCGTGGTCAGGCAATCGCCCTGGGCAAGTCGCTCGCCGCACAGTTGCGCACCAAGTACCAGGCTGTTACCGCAGCACAGGTCACGGCTGGCAACAAGGTCACGCTCGCTTCGACCGACTACGCTGGTTGGGTCGCTGGTGTCGCAGATGCTGCGGCAACCTACTTCCAGCCCAACGGTGTCACCATCGATGCTCTCGTTGTCGACACGGCTACCTTCAAGGACCTGCTCGCGCTCGACGGAACCCCGGTTATCTCGTTCTCGGGTGAAGCCAACGGTGCTGTCGGTTCGGCGAACCCCTCGGGTCTCCGTGGAACCATCGCCGGTATCCCGATTGTTGTCGACGCTGGACTCGACGCAACCAACAAGGATGAGTGCGCGTTCGTTTCGTCGCTCGCACTCCGCCAGTACACCTCGGGTGCGCTCCGTCTCTCGCAGGAGAACGCAATCAACCTCTCCGAGGCCTTCTCGGTGAGCACCTTTGCCGCCTGCGCCGACGAGTACCCGGCCTTCATCATTCCAATCGATCAGACCGCCTAATAACCTCAAGGAGATTCGGGCATGGCCATGACATGGGAGAACCTGAAGTCGTATGTAAACAGTACGACTGACCAGGATGCGTTCGTTGAACAGTGCTGGGATGAAGCGGGAACGCTCATCAACAAGTACATTCGCGACCGTGATGTTCCCAACGATGTCTATGACCGTGCCCGAATCGAGGTTGGTCAGGAACTGTTCAACCGCCGGTCGGCTCCGAACGGTATCGCCCAGTTCGCCACCTTCGAGGGCACTACGACTCAACGAGTCGCGCGTGACCCGATGATTGGTGCGTATCCCCTGCTGAACCCCATCATCGGTGGGTACAACTTCGCATGATTGCTGAAGCGCGTGCGGCACTCCTGGCAGTCCTTGAGACTGCTGGGTTGCCCGCGTATTCAATCGTTCCCGATCGCACTCAACCGCCGTTGGCCGTAATGACCCCGGCGAGTGACTGGATTGAGAACGGTGAGGTGTTCGGTGAGTTCGCAGTCTCCTTCGATGTCAACATCGTTGTGGATGTGGGAACCAATCAGGCAGTCCAGTTGGCACTCGATGAGGCAGTTGAGTCTGTCCTCACCGCAGTGACAGAGGCATCGGGGATGTATGCGGCGGCCGTCGGACAACCGACTGCGATGGAACTCAACGGTGGCATGTACCTCGGTACGACACTAACTGTCAAACAAAATCTAACCCTGTAAAGGAAACATCATGGTAAACCGCGTAAAGGCGAACTCCATCACCATCACGGTGGATGGCGATTCGTACACCGCAGACCTCTCCAGCATCATGCTTCAGTCAGAGGAAGCATCAACCGATGTCACCACATTCGCTGATGCGACTAACGGCGGCTCGAGTGACTGGTTCGTAGAGATGTCGGGTGTCACCTCGACCGATGCGAGCTCGTTCTTCATGGCTTGCTGGAACAACCCTGGTGACGAGGTTCCGTTCGTTCTCACGACCTCATCGGCTACGGCTGGTGCGTTCTCGGGTACGCTGCGCATCCCGGCACAAGGCCGTCTGCCGTTCGGTGGCGAGGCTAGCGCCGATGGCACCTTCTCTTGGAGCGGTATCCGCTTCGAGGTTGTTGGTGCGCCCACCTGGACTGCCGCCTAAACCGTTCTCATGGAGAACTTCGCCGATGTAGGGCTGCGCTATTCCAAAAAGACTGGCCAGTCCTACATCGCGGGGCTCTATGGTCCGAAGGGCGCTATCCAGAAGTTGCGCCGTCTCGGTGCGGAGCAAAAAGAGTTCCAGCGCATCAACAAAATCTCTGCCACCATCGTGGCAAACAACGCAAAGAAAATCGCACCGGTGCTGACCGGCGCACTACAACGCAACATCAAACCGTTCGCATCAAAGAAAATCACGCAAAACAACAAGCCCGCACAGTTCATATTCGGTGGTCTCGTCATCGTCGATGTGAAACGCCGCGCTAGGCGTGGTGAAGGTGCTCTTATCAGGGAAGGGAAGGCGAATGAGATTATCGGCTACGGTAAGCGCATCTCGTTCGGCATGTACCGGTCACCTGAAAAGACTGCGAATGGTGAACCGTTCCGCCAGCAGGGCAACCCGTATCTGCGCACTGCCCGCAATAATGCTCGACCTGCGATCGCGCGGATGTGGGCGCGTGAGATTCAGAAGTGGCTTGACCACAACGGCATCGATGTCAACACTTGGAGAAACTCGTAATGGCTAAAGGGAATATGATTCTCACGCTCGTCGCGCAAACGACGAACTGGGCGAAGGGTCTCAAGAAGGCCGCCGGCGATGCGGTCACATTCGGATCTGTTGTCAAGGGTGTGATGAAGGCTGTTTCGGCGGCGTTCCTCGGTATCGCGGGTGCGATTATTTTGTTCTTGCCGAACTTCATCAAGATGGGTGAGGAAGCGCGTAAGAGTGAGCGCCGTCTGGCGAACATCGCAACGCAGATGGGTCTGTTCGGTGATAACACTGACAAGGTGACGAAACGCTTATCAAAGTATGCCGAGACTCTCTCGTTCGCCACTGGTGTTGATGATGAACTCATCCGCGCCAACGAGGCAGTGTTGCTGACATTCAAAAACCTTGCGAAGTCTGCTGAAAAGGTTGGTGGCCCGTTCGACCGGGCAACGAAGGCACTGCTTGACCTTGAGGCGGCGGGTAAGGATGTTACGGCCGTCAAACTGGGTCGCGCGCTCGAGGACCCCATCAAGGGGCTTACCGGTCTGACTCGTGCGGGCATCATGTTCACCAAGCAGGAGCAGGAGCAAATCAAGGCTCTTGTCGCTGCCAACGATCTACTCTCTGCGCAGGACATTATTCTCGGCAAGATTGAGGGTCAGGTCGGTGGCACTGCCGAAGCGACCGCATCCGCAACTGAAAAGATGAACGCACGCTTTGAGGACCTTCTTGAAACGATGTCGGATGCGTTGTTGCCGACGGTTGACACGCTGGCCGACAAGTTCGGAAAATGGCTTGACTCGACCGAGGGTAAAGAAGCGGTCGATAATGTTACGAAAGCGCTCGAGGACTTCAGCACATGGATTACTTCACCGGAAGGGCAGAAGTCGGTCGAGGACTTGATTAGCAGTTTCAAGATTCTCGCGGACACGCTGGTCGGTATCGTCAAGTCGATGGAGTGGATTGCCAAATGGTTGGCGGGTGCTGATGCCAAGAAGTTGAAGGAGTCTGCTGATTACTGGGCAACGGTTGGTGGGAAGCAGGACCAGGGAACTGGGTTGTATGTTCCGTATGGGGCTCCTGCGAAGGCACCGGCATCGAATACGACTGTCAATGTGAAGGGCATTACACCATCCGCCACGATTGGCAAGACTGTTCAGCAGGCTATTCGTGATGCTGAACGCCTCGGTGCCCGATGAGTTACTCGACTGTTCCCTACGACTACCTGCGCGTGCGCGTTCAGGACAAGTCGACCCTGGCATGGACTGAAATCTTGTCAGAGGGTAACGAGTTACAGATTGAACGCGGCGGTAATGTCGGTGTCCTCGGACTCGATTCCGTTCAGGTCGGTATTGCCACGCTGGTGTTGTACAACTCACTCGACCCCGCTGTGGTGGCTACGCTCTCGCCCAAGATGCTCATCCAGGTGTATTCGACACAGTTCGCCACCGCCGATGAAGGTTCCATCTACCTCGGTCAGATTGCCGACATCAACTCGACCTACACACTCAACACGACCACATTCTCGATTGACACCTATGTGACGATTACCGCGACGGATGCGGTTCAGGCTCACGCCAATGTGACGGTGCCGGGTGTCACGACTGCTGCGGGATATCAGCGTTGGGAAGAACGCATCGATACTCTCGAGCCTTACGCGATCACGACTGTAAATGTGCCGGCAATCAACACCAACACGGTCATCGATAGTTTCTAGGGGGGAACATGACTTCACTTAACTTTGCTGGTGGCGCATCACCTGATGTCACGACATCGTTCACTGGGTACTCGAAGGTGTACTCAAATACCGCCGCCAATGGTGTTGCGCTCCCCACGACTGGGCGCACTGACTCGAACGGTAACAAGCCGATTCTGGTGTCGACGGCGCAGGTATATTGGGCGGGCAAGGGCGGTTCTCGCCAGTTGCGCATCGGTATTGGCTCCGCCTATTCGGGTTGGTACACAATCGCTTCGGATTCGTCGGCGAACGCATCCGGGCAGAAGGCTATCAACGGTATTTTCCTGAACGGTGGCAACCAGGTTGTCACAATCGACGAGAACGGTTCGAGCGGGTTCTACTTCGGCCGTCAGACTGGCTCAACGGGCTCCACAGACGGCGTGACGAACTGGGGCAAACTCTCTGGCTCTCTGGTGTACTACGAAGTTCCCAACGCGCCTACGAGCGTTACAGTGGCGCAGGCGGCGTTAGAGAACGCGGTGAACATCTCTTGGACTGCGCCGAGCGACAACGGTGGCTCCGCAGTCACCTCATATTCGATTCAGTGGTCGTACAACTCGGATTTCAGTGGATCGTCGACGATTGCGACCGGTTCAACTGCCACGACTTACAAACTTACCGGCTTGACTTACGGTTCAACGGTGTATGTGAAGGTTGCGGCCGTCAATGCCGTTGCCACCGCAGCAGGCTCGACCTCGGTTCAGTCCTCGAGCGCGAACGGTTACATCACACCGCCAGACCTGCCGTTGAACGGTTGGGCACACTTCGGCACCGCTACCAACAACACCTGGACTCTTGACCACACGGTTATCCCCGCACTGACTCCCGAGACTGGGATGCTTTTGACTGGTACGGCCAGCGCCACCGGTGGCACCTACACTTCGGGCTCCGTCGGCATCTCCAAGACATACACTGACCTGACTATCGGCCGCCAGTACATCGTCAGCGGTAAGGCGATTCTGCGCACTTCGGGTGTGCCAGCAAACATCTACCGTTTCGCGGTCACTGGTATCGGCAACGGTTCATCGGTCACGCTGTCCTCGACCACTACAGGGTCGACGATTCCGTCATACACATTCACCGCAACAAGCACATCCCACACCGTTGAGATTGAGTTGGCGGAAACCTTCACGGTCACTGCCACTGGTGTCCAGGAGTCGGTGGCGTTCTACGACTACGCACTGACTCGAGTGGCAACCGACCTGACCTATCGTGTACAGGACAACGACCTCAACGGATCACTGGTTGACCACTTCGACCTGGCAACCCAATCGGTCGGTGCGTACTGGTGGGTGGACAAAACAAATGTGACACAGTTCACACAGGACTTCGATTACTCGGTGCCGGTTGGAACATTCTCCGACGAAGTAGCCGACGGAAACCTGTATTACACCGACATCTCCACCGCTTACGACACCACTGCGGTCATCAACCAAATCAACCTGGACAACATAGGAATCCGAGCATCGACTCAAGGCTCGGACAAGTACGAGGCGTACTCGGTGGCATGGTCCGACAGTGACACTGGTTCGGTAACGGACTGGGGTGCCCGCTCTTACGATCTGACCACGAACTTGTGGACCGAAGTCAACCGGTACAACATGCTGCCGAACCCTTCCGAGGCGTACACTGCCGATGGCATCACCTCGGGTGCCGGCAACATGGAAGTCACCCGCCAACAAATCTCACTCATCAACACCGGCGCGACTGGCATGCTCTCAAGCGGTGCCACCCAGGCAGTCAGTGGTGGTGGAGACTTCGTTGCTCGAGGTCGCATCACCGCTAACCTCGCATCAGCACCTATCGCTTACGGTGGAACATCAACCGATGCCGGGTATGGGGCGTTTCCAGTCCTGCCGTCTACGCAATACACCGCCAGCGCATACATGCGAGCAGGTATCGGCTCCGCAACATCACTCACTGGCCGTGTCGACATTCGCTGGTACACCGATGCTGGTGCCACCATCTCCACCGTTTCGGGCACCGCCACCACAATCACGCAGACTGGATGGACTCGTCGCACCTTGACGGCCACAGCACCCGCCAACGCCGCATACGGTGTCATGTTCGCATGGTTCATCTACGGTGGCGCAAACAACACCGGATACCGTTACTACTCCACCTGTTGCCAGTTCGAGCAAGCCTCGAGCGCATCGACATGGTTCAGCGGTGACACCACCGACGATGCCACCTATGTTTACGAGTGGGAAGGCACACCAGGGCAGTCACGATCCATCCGTTACAACAACATGATGGACACCCGCACCGGCGAACTTCTCACCCAGTTCGCTGACCCTATCGTGCGTGTGAACTCGCTCACCTGGAACACCGCCCAAAATCCCGTCGTTGCGGCCAGCATCGACATCGGCTCCCTCGTCATCGTGACATTCAAGGGAACCACCGACACCTATCGGGTAGTCGGAATCAACCACGACATCACCCCCGAACGGTGGATGATGACCCTACAAGTAGCAAAGGTAATCTGATGAAACCAATCATCAAGCGTATTCTCCGTGTCGCAGCGTTCGCTCTCGGTGCCGGTGTCACAGGACTCGGTGCCGGCTCCGTCGTTGGCATGGATATTGTTCAGTCGGCCGCGTTCGGCGCACTCATCGGTGTGCTCGGAATCGTTGCCGCCATCTCGTTTATATTCGCAGGCAAAGGTCGTGTGAACGATGCTGACTTCGATGCGACCATCAACTCCGCCATCGAGACGGTTCGAGCGAAAGACGGAGAGAAGTGATGGAGCCCGGCGTTGTCATCACACTCGACCGCATCTATGAAAAACTTGTCGAACTCGAGCAACGACTCGGTGACCACCCGAAACAACTTGACGATCACGAACGCCGCATCCGCAACCTTGAAATGCGGGTGTGGGGTTTCGCTGGTGTCTCCTCGATTCTCGCCGTCATCATATCTCTAGTGTTAGGACAATAAAGTGACACATCACATCAACCTTGCGCCGCACATCTCCGACTGGACTGCGGCCACCACAACCGGTGCTGACGGCACCATCGTCGCAGTGCTCTGCCAGGCGGGCGAACCGGTCTGGACAGTCACCGACACGGTTGTGACATCGCCGAACCCCATCACGATGGACATCGTCAACGGTGCGCTCGACAACGACCACCATGTCTACCTGCCAGCAACGACCGGACTCCAATACTGGAAGTTCACCATCACGCTCGGCACCGTCACCCGCACCTGGTACTTCACCTGGGCAGACCTGGCACACACCGACTTCGCCGACCTCAACTTCATCGACCCCCGAACCTACACAGGAGACTAAACATGTGGTACCGACCAACACCCCTCAAGAAAATGTCCGACAACTTCGCAGCACATAAAGCGCGTGGATCAGTAAACCCCGGAGTCGACTACCCAGTCGGCATGGGAACCGATGTCAAAGCCGTTGCCGACGGTGTTGTTGTCAAGGTCATCGACTCCATCAGCGGTGCCGGTGGTCGTGTCGTATGTATCCGTCACGGCGAGTACAAAGCCGACTACCTTCACCTCTCCAAGATTCTCGTCAAGGCTGGCGATGCCGTAGTCGGTGGCAAAACCGTCATCGGCAAGTCCGGCGCATCAGGACTCGGCAAGGAACGCGGTTACGGCCCACACCTTCACCTGTCCATCCGCAAGGGTGGAACCTTCCTCAAAGGCAAAGGCAACATCGATTTCGAGTCGTTGGTGTAAAGCCACCGGGTAGAGCCTGCTCCTCGGTCAGACCGCCACCAGTGCCCCTTCCCGCTGGTGGCGGTCGCTTTTATGTGCTACAGTTTCACCACCTACTAGCCCAGGGAGTAATCATGGAAAACCTCTACAACATCGTTGTGAACATCTGCGCCATCGTCGGTGCCGGTGTCATCGTGTTTCAGGTCGCAGGTGTTATCGATGCGGCCGTCACTGACTGGTTAGACCGCCGCCGTGGTCGATAAGCGACTACTGCTCCAGGTTGTTGAGGAGCATGAGCGCATGCTGGCCGAGATGTTCGTTGCCTCGATGAGAGAGCATCTGGCGTTTCAGCGTGAGCTCGCATTAGCGATGCGCCCGCCACGATCACATTAGGTGTCGCAGGTCGGTGGCATCATGGTGTCATGGAACTAAACCGCATCGCCGCCGTAGACATCAACAACGGTGAGCAGAACGCCGACGGAACTTATGTCAAAGTACATGAGGACTGTACAATCTGCGAACCCTGTATCCGTGAGAACGGTTGGGGATTCACCACCTTTGCCGACTCGGTTCCGAAGGACACTTGTGACCTCTGCGGAAACTGACACCAGACTGGTGGCACTGTCAGGCACTGATGCCTGGTATGATGCGCGCCGTCAAGGCATATCCGCCACTGCCGTCGCACGCGCAGCCACACCCGCAGGGTTCGCCGCCGAAGTCGAGAACATGCTCAACCCGGTCGATATCGGTGACAACGATTACATGCGTTTCGGGCGCGACTGGGAACAGTGGATCGTAGACAACATCCCCGCCGAATACGGACTCAAGCACAACAACTGGCTAATCCATGCCGACGGCCACAAGTGGCAACTGGCAACACCCGATGCGCTGAACAATGATTGGTCGCTTATCGGCGAAGTAAAAACAACCGGCAAGGACTGGGGTGCCAATGCCATCCCGATTCAGTACCGCCGCCAGGTTCAATGGCAGATGTATGTGACCGGTGCCCAGGCATGCGTATTCGCATGGTTGTTGCGCATCGATACGGCCGACGGATTCCAACCCGGATGGTTCGAGCCCAAGCACATCATCATCAAGCGCGACGATGCGATGATTCGTGAACTCATCGATGTCGCAGAGAGACTCCAGATGGAGATGGTCCATCACGACCAATGGGAACTAGAGAAGGGATACGCCGATGGCACGATTCAACCTTGACGATTATGAAACCGTCGAGTCACGACTGAAACGGTTCTGGAAGGACCACCCGAACGGTGCGGTGCTGGTCGACAACATCACCACCGAGGGAGACCGCTCTCGCGGTGAGTGGGTGTGTACTGCCACAATCTACTTCGATCGCAACGACCTACGACCGGCAGGAGCAGACACCGCGTTCGAGCGTGACGGTGGAAACGGGCCGAACGCCACCTCGGCTGCGGAAAACGCAGCCACCAGCAGCGTGGGCAGAGCATTAGCGAACTGCGGTTACAGCGGTAACAAGCGAGCCAGTCGTGAGGAGATGGAAAAAGTAAACCGTGGGAATGTCACGCGCATCTCCGCCGCCCTCGAAATCATCGACCCCAACACGGCCACCACACTCGAGGAACTCAACAACCTCTGGTCAAAAGCCGTCGATGCCGGTCGCACCGTCGAACTTCAGGCCGCGTTCACACAACGCAAAAAGGAACTCTCTTGATTCACGGAATCTGGATTCCAGGCAAGCCTGTTCCGAAGGGTCGACCACGATTCGCACGCAACGGTGGTGTCTACACACCCAAAACGACCAGCGACTATGAGAAGCGCATCGCCCAGGCATGGCACGAAAAGTACGGTGACAAACAACTCGACTCATACGGTCTCACGATCCATGTCGATGTGTACTTGAAACGGTACTCGACCACCGATGTCGACAACCTGCTCAAGATTGCGATGGATGGACTCCAGGGGCATGCGTTCGAGAACGACTCCATCATCAAAGCGGCAAAGGTTGTGAAGGTTCAGGTCGACGGACCCGGAACTGATGAGGGCATGCGCATCGCTTTGCTCGAGTTAGGTGATATGCTTCCAACTGCCTAGCCCGCCACATAGATTTGACCCCCCGGTCTGGGCTAGCACCGGGGGGTCACTTGTTTCAGGAAGGAAACAACATGATTGACATGACCGACCCGCGTAACGAGCACATCGTCACGCACCCGCACTTCCTCAAGGGAGTTGAGCACGGCATCCAGCAAGAGCGCGACCGCATCTACCAGGGGCTCGTTCAGGAGTACCAGAGCCACGCCGACATGAACATGGACACACAAAAGGCCGTTGCCACATCGACCGGTTTCGTTCAGGCGATGATTATTGCGCTCGACTTCGTTCTCGACGAGGACCTCGAGGACTAATGTCGTTCAAAATCACTCGCGCCGCGATCCATAACAAGAATGTTTACGGACTTCACAAACTCGTTCTCATCATCCTTGCCGACCACGAAGGCAACGACATCGGCTCATGGCCATCAGTAGCACGCATCGCCGACATGGCAGGTGTCAGTGTCCGGCACGCTCAACGCATACTCCGCGACCTCGAGGAGCAAGGCGAAATCGAAACAAAACGGCAAGCAGGACACCGTGGAACCAACCGTTATTTCGTTGTGAATAAGTCATTCAACCGTGGGGATATCTTTGTCTCAAGGGGTGACACCAGTGTCAGGGGGGGTGACACCCAGGTCACCCATAGGGTGACACCCATGTCACCCGAATATATAAAGAAAGCCACGACCGCCGGGGCGGAGCCCGACGGCGGATCGTGGGCAA